GTCTTGATAGTGATTCATTATTATAATTACCAGGATACCACGGAGTTCCTTAAAATTTACTTAGAATTATATTTAGTTTATGTGAGTAGGTTTGTGAGAACTGAAAAGTTCTCAGGAGGTATAGAAGAGTTGGATACTCTTGCTATTAAGCAAGAGCAGTTGAACCGAAGTTTACACCGAAAGTACGAGCGTAAGTCTCAGGGTTCAATGGGTTAGCTACCACAGCATATCTTGAAGACAAGATCAACGCTGGTTGACCGCTTTCAGGATCAATTGTTTTAGTGAAGCTAGCACCAACATACGGGGCAAAGAAAATACCTGCATCACGGTTATTTGAACCTTTGTACAATACTGTAGCATATTCGCTTTCAGCAAAGTTGTCAACAACAACTTTATATTTGTTATCAAAAGTACCTACGTTAGATGGATTAAATCCAGAAACTTGTGGGTTAACATTTGATGCTGTTTCAGCCAATTTGAATGAACCAATTTGCTCAAGAGCTACAGCTGTTTTTGGAGATACTACAAGAGTATTACCTGAACCACGTCTTGTTAATTGACCAATAGTACGAGACTCGTTACTTAGTTTGATCGCTAATGAACGATACTTTTCGATTTCCCAACGACCTTGGTATGAGTTGATAACTGCATCACCAGTAACTGTTGCAATACCATTTACGGCAGCAATAACTTCACGATCGATTTCAAGTTGAAGTTCCATTGACATAAGATCCATCAATTCAGACTCTGCATCCATACCGTGCATGTTTTTCAAGTCAGTGAACATTTCAATTGTATAACGACCTTTCAATTTACGTGATTGAGCTTCTGCCATTGCACGAGTAATATCGAAACCGATTTCTTTCATCGCTGTTCCAAGACCTTCAGCAGTTGCTGTAGCATAAGGACCAGTATAACCTTTAAGAACTTTCTTGAAACCAGATTCATTTGAGAATGTATCAGTTACAGTAGTTGCACCAGCTGCAAACGGAGCTGCATTGTCAACAGAATCACCAGCGGCAAATGTACCAGAAACTAAATCAACAAGGATTTTTGTACCTTCAACGTATACGATAGTACCAGTTGCACCAGCAGCTGTAGAAACAGAACCACCAACAACGAAACCAGTAGCATCAGCAAGAACAAGAATCTGACCATTTTTAGTAGGGTGGATTGCATTAGTCTTGTCACCAGTATAACGAGAAGTCATAGCATATAAGTAACCAGTAGGCATACTCAATGGTTGAACACCAGCCAATTGATGAGCGATAAGTTGTGGATATACACGACGAACCATTGGGATAAGGATTGGAGTAAATGATGCGATATCACCTGACAGTGTACCTTCTGCCATCATTCTTTCAACTTCTTGAGCTTGGTTTTCTAGCAATTGAGCCATAACACCACGTTCTACACCACTAACTGGAGCAAACTTTTGGCTATCTAGGATCTCTGCATATTTTTCTGTTAACAACATTTATTAATTCCCCTTAATATTTAACTTGATATTTATAATTAGATAAAACGCTTGTATGATTCTGAACTAGTTGCACTAGGTACTGATTCACTCAAAGGTTTTTCAACAGGTTTGTTTACTACAGGTGCACTAGCTGAAAAAACTGTTTCAACTATAGTTTGAAGCTTAGCTTCATACTCGTCCATATTACCTGTATATACCGCCATTTCTGATAGCTTTTCGAATTTATCTTTTTGTACTAAATTCATATCAGCTGACAATTTAGCAACTACAGCTTCACGAACCATATCACTATTTTCAGATTTCAATTTAGCGTTTTCTTTTACAAGTTTGCTAGTACTTTCTTTAAGAGAAGCTAATTCTGCTTCAACTGAATTATCTTTTTGAGCTTCAGCAATTTGACTAATAGATACACCTGTAGTTAGCATCAATGAATCAATACCTTCCAATAGAGCGTTAAGTTTAGCTGATTTAACTGATTCATCAATAGCGATTCTATTTTGATCAAGATATTCTTCAACAACAGTGTCTAAGAAAGCAGAAACTGTTTTTTCTAACTCTTCTTTTACATATTCTGTATATTCAGTAGCTTTAACTTCAAGCTCTTCTTTTACATATTCAGCGTACTCAGTAGCTTTAGCTTCGTAAGTTTCTTTAATCATGTCAGCGTACTCAGTAGCTTTAGCTTCAGTTTCTTGAAGTTTTGCTTCATATTCAGCTTCAATTGTGTTAATTTTAGACTCGTATAAATCCTGAATTTTTTGAGTAAGTTCAGGAGTAAATACTGATTCGTCTAATGCTTTAAGCAATTCATCCATCTATATACCTCCGTTTGTATATGTAATTATTTATAATAATTTGTTAATAGCTCTATAAGCTATATAACGATTACCTATTTAACGTTAAACGTTGCACAGAACTTAATTGTTGCTTTAAGTGAATTATATAACTCTGAATCTTTATCTAATGAGTCTAAAACAACCCCCAAATCATCAAAATCAATTTGATCAAATAATGCTTCTTGAGCATTATTTAGAATTACTTTTTCTTCATT